TTGAAGAGTTTAAAGAAGTGGTTCTCGGAATAATCAAAAACTAAAAACAACCATGGCAAAAGGCGTGAACAAGGTAATTCTCTTGGGCAGACTTGGCGGGGATCCGGAGAGTAGGCAGGCAGGAGCAACAACAGTGGCTAACTTTACAATCGCCACGTCAGATAAGTACAAGGATAAGCAAGACCAGTGGCAGGAGAGGACTGAGTGGCATCGGATAGTAGCATGGGGGAAGCTGGCTGATATCTGCGCTCAGTACCTGCGCAAAGGGTCACAGGTATACGTTGAGGGGAAGCTGCAGACTCGCTCATGGCTGAAAGACGATGTCAAGCAGTACACAACAGAGGTCGTTATCAGCGAAATGCAGATGCTTGATGGAAAGCCTAATTGCGGGCAGGAAGATCGCCAGTATGCTCCGCCAGTGGCTCAGGGGTCGCGGTGTGAGAAAGATGATCTTCCTTTCTGATGAGCAATAAACTGACAAGCAAGCAGGAGCACCAGAAACAAGGCTCTGACTGGCGAAAATAGAGCGCAGCCGGGCACTTTCACCATCTCATAACCGATCCACCTTCAGATCTCGACTATGACCGCACTACACAGGCCCTCGGCAAAGATGACGACGAAAAAGAAAAGGCGTGATCGGTTATCAAACGCCAAACCAGAGGCCGAACCTGCTGAAGTCGTAAAGATTGATGGTGAAAACGTCATCGTCCAAAAAGTAAACCATCCGTCGTACAAAGAAAAAGGTAAAAAGGTAAAGTGGGTGGCTGATTGGGCGGGATGCGACAAGATCAAGGGGTTTGGTATAGAGGGAGACACGCGGGACGAGGTTGTGTGTAAAGTGTCCGTAGTGATCCAGCGAAAGAAAGAATTCAGAGATCTGTGTGAGGATATCTGGGCAAAGAGATACGGAAAATAACACCCTTCCTTGACCGGCGGGGGATTTTCTACAGTAAGGTATGGCAAAAAAGAAGTACACAGATGAGTTTCCGGCGTTAGCTGAGATGCATGCCCGAGAAGGTATGATCGAGTCTGATATCGCCAAAAAACTTGGGGTATCAATCACAACTTTTGAGCAATACAAAAAGCAGTATCCGGAGTTTCTGGCAGCCTTAAAAAGAGGTAAAGCGCCTATTGATTTCGAGGTTGAGAGTGCGCTGCTTAAAAGGGCTTTGGGGTATACCTACACGGAGACAAAACGAGAAATAGAGAATCTTGATAACGGTGTGGTACTAGTTAAATCGACAACTGAAACAATTAAGGAAGTAGTGCCTGATGTGACCGCCCAAATATTTTGGTTAAAGAACCGTAACCCTCAAAGATGGCGTGACGTAAAGGGTGTTGAGATGACTGGTAAGGATGGTAAAGACCTCTACGCAGGCGTTATAGTATTGCCTGCCAAAGACCCAAAGCCATGTTAAAGTTCACACCACAGGAAGGACCACAAGAACGCTTTGTTTCATGCAGTGCTGATATCGCCTTTTACGGTGGAGCAGCTGGAGGAGGCAAGTCTTATGCTTTGCTTTTGGATGCATCGAGGGATGTGAGTAACCCGAAGTATGGCGCAGTTATTTTTCGTCGCACAACAAAGCAGGTTACCAGTGAGGGCGGCTTATGGGATACAGCAAGTACTGTATACTCTCTTGTAGGAGCCAAGCCGAACCAGTCAGCACTTACCTTTACGTTTCCACCTGGCGGCCGTGTTGGGTTTGCTCACATGGAGCACGAAAAAAACCGATTCGACTGGCAGGGTTCACAGATCGTATACCTCGGATTCGATGAGCTTACCCATTTCACTTGGGCGCAGTTCAGTTACATGCTGTCACGTAACCGGTCAACGTCCGGGGTAGATACAAAGATCCGGGCAACACTTAACCCCGACCCTGACCATTTCGCACGTAAATGGGTCGATTGGTATCTGGACAGTGATGGATATGCAATACCTGAACGCTCTGGCGTTATCCGGTGGCTTATTGTTGTCGATGATGCAGCAGTCTTTGCGGACACAAAACAAGAGTTGATTGATGAGTACCCAAACAGTCTGCCGTTGAGTTTTACTTTTATCGCTTCATCGATTGAAGACAATCTGATTCTGCTTAACCTCGACCCGAAGTACCTTGCAAACCTTGATGCGCTACCAAGGCTAGAGCGGGAAAGGCTGAAGAAGGGAAACTGGAACATCAGGCCGTCGGCTGGTAGTTATTTCAAACGGTCAGAATTTGAGATTGTTGATGTGCTTCCGACAGGGAAAATAACGAAAACCGTCAGGGCGTGGGATCTGGCCGGAACTGAAAAGAGAAAAGAAGCTGATGATCCAGACTGGACAGCAGGCGTAAAAATGTCAGTGATCGATAAAGTTTACTATGTTGAGCATGTCGAGCGGTTCAGGGTTGACGCCTCAAAGGTCATGAGCGGCATCAAAAATATCGCTTCATCGGACGGGTTCGGTATTCCCGTTCTTGTGCCACAAGACCCTGGACAAGCAGGGAAGACGCAGGTCAGGGCGTATGTGCAGGATTTCGCAGGATACACGATTAAAACTAATCCGGTATCAGGCAGTAAGACCGTAAGAGCAACACCTTTTTCATCTCAAGTCCAAGGTGGAAATGTGAAGCTACTGAGAGGCCCGTGGAATGATGCTTATCTTTCTGAACTTGAAAGTTTTGATGGGTCCGGTGCTGGGCATGATGACCAGGTCGATGCTTCGTCAGACGCATTTAACGAACTGGCGTTGGGTATAAACTCCACCGGTATGCTTGAGTATTACCGGCAAGAAGCGGAAAAACTGAGAGAAGAGCGCAAAGCGGGGTAGGCAATGAGATTTTACACACTTAAACTTTAAATCATGCCAGAAGGAATAAAAACACCGATCAGTGAGGCGATGTTGCAAACAGCTATCCGGGGCGGTCAGTTTGTGAATACTGGGAATAACAACGTCGAACCAGCACCTCAAGCAGTGCCAGTAGAACAGGGAAGCGCATGGATGGCTCCAATGCAACCTTTACAGGTCTCAACACCCGCAGACGTGAAAGGTAGGGCGTTTGATTACCCTGTAGGCTATAACGTCAACATCAAGCCACGCGCGTATGAGCCGGTGAGTTTTGATCAACTCCGCGCTCTCGCTGACAATCTCGATATCCTCCGGCTTGTGATTGAGACAAGAAAGGATTTGGTGTGTGCGCTTGAAATCGCGGTCGTTCCGAAAAAAGACGGCATTGAACCTGATGCGAGATGCAAGGAAGTGCAAGATTTTCTTGAACTTCCCGACAAAGAGCATACTTGGGCCGAATGGTTGAGAATGTTGCTGGAAGATTTACTTGTCATTGATGCTCCAGCGATATATCCGTTACTCACAAAAGGTGGCAAGTTGTATACTCTTGAGCCGATTGATGGGGCGACGATATCCCGTAAGATTGACCTTTCAGGACGCACGCCGATACCACCGCAGCCCGCATACCAGCAAATCCTTAAAGGGGTTCCTGCCGGCAATTTTACACGTGATGAGTTGATTTACAAGCCGAGAAACAAACGCACCAACAAGCTGTATGGATTTTCTCCGGTCGAGCAGATCATGATGACGGTAAACATCGCATTGCGCCGCCAGCTCTCACAGTTGCAGTTTTATACAGAGGGAAGCGTCCCCGATATGATGCTTGCCTGCCCTACAGACTGGACACCGGATCAGGTACGGATGATGCAGGGCTATTGGGATGAGGTGATGGGAGGCAACACGGGCGAGCGCAGAAAAGCAAAGTTTGTGCCGGGCGGCATGACTCCTGTTAACACAAAAGAGGGGCTGCTTAAAGATGAGTTTGATGAATGGATTGCTCGTATTGTCTGCTATGCTTTCAGCGTCCCGAACATGGCGTTTATCAAGCAAATGAACAGGGCAACCGCGGGAACGGCGGTTGATCAAGCTGTGTCAGAGGGTTTATTGCCTATATTGCAGTGGGTTAAATCTTTGGTAGATTACATCATTATCAAATATTTCGGATATACGGATGTGGTAATGATATTTACTGACAGCAAAGATCCTGATCTCGCACAAGAGGCCGCGATCAAGCTTCAGAACTCTCAATCAGATCAGATTGATATCAACACGGGCGTTTTGGATGTGAATGAGGTCAGAATTAAAAGAGGTCTTAACCCCCTGACTCCGCAGCAGCTTGAAGAGCGCAAACCAGCGCCACCGCCACAACTTGCAGCAAGTGCTCCGGGCGGATCGAACCCCGCGCCGGATGAACCATTCCCGCCAGACGCAACGGTCAAGGAGCCTACGGCAAAACTTCAAAAAAAAAAGCCCGAACGACAATCGCACCGCTTGACCGTGACCGGCCCGCGATACTGAAACTCGAGTCCAAGCTGAAAGGCTTTCTTGCCGGTTATCTGAAAAAGAAAGGGAAAGGCATTGTCAAGCAGGCGGTAGGACTCTATGCCAGTCTGAGTAAGGCTGATGAGACTGATGATAGAGCTGATGTGTTACTCGCCCAGCTTGATATTGACTTTGCAGACCTGCCCTCAGACCTGCAAGATTACTTGCAAGAGATCGCCAGGGAAGGTGTATCAGCAGGAGCCGCACAAATATCGCTCACAGAAACGTCCAAGGCTGTCCAACTCGCCAATGAACGCGCCGAGGAATGGTCGGCAGACAGAGCAGCAGAACTTGTAGGAATGCAATGGATTGATGGAGAGCTGGTGATCAACCCCAATGCTGAATGGTCCATCACCGAGTCAACCAGAGATATGATCAGAGGCGACGTTAAAACAGCGATTGAAGAGGGATGGAGCAACCAGAAACTGAGAGATGCTCTTGTGGAAAACCAAGGCTTTTCGGAAGAACGCGCCATGATGATAGCCCGCACAGAAACAGCATTTGCAGACACGCAGGGGAACATCGCAGCATACGCTGAAGCGAAAGACGCCGGACTTGACGTCAAAGTGCAATGGCTGACAGCGGATGATGGCCTGGTGTCAGAAGAGTGTGAGATGAACAATCTTGAAATCCGAGAAATCGGAGATGAGTTTTCAAGCGGGGCGACCGAACCGCCACAGCATCCAAATTGCCGGTGCGTGCTTGCTCCCAGTGTAGGAGATGCCGAAGAGTAGCTGCCACCACCAACAATCAGCCCTGCATAGTCGGGGCTTTTTTATTACGCTACTTTTAACAAACTATTTTTCGTTTTGTGCGATTATTTTATATTTATTTATGATTCTATTTGTTTCATAAATAAATAATGTGCATATTTAATCAGTGGGTATGACAAACAACAATAAACCGGAGAATCAAAATGGCAAAGTATCAAGTAACACACTCCTGCGGACACACTCAGACAGTCCAGCTTTTTGGTCATCACACCGACAGAGACAAAAAAATAGAATGGTTTGAGCGCACTCTTTGCCCTGATTGCTATCGTGCACAAAAAGAGACAGAGTGCCAGCAGGAAAATGATCGTGCCTTGGATCTGGTTGGTAAGATTGGGTTTGCGCCGTTGACTGGTAGTGATAAGCAAGTTGCATGGGCAACATCTATCAGGCAAAAAGCATACGAGACGATTATCGCGCGCAACATCATCGTTGATGCGGGGATTGCTTGCAAAATACTCAATCTTGAAGCATCTGCAAAATGGTGGATTGACAACCGCAACGGCGCACCAACAACAATATGCAAGGCGATTTTCGCAAACTATCGGGACGTGTGCAAAGCTATTAATGAGGAGTATATATCAACCAAACAGGAGTCGTAACCATGCCCGTACAAGAGCTTATCGACAATCAAAAACGCGGGGATGGTCAAATCATCCCTGGTGTATATATCTCAATGGCGATACGAGATAACGGGGAACTCATAACTCTGTACATCGGGACAAAAGAGTCAGGCCCAATGCTGCAATATGATTCTGACGGGAAATGCCGATATACCGGCGAAGAATTGACGGATGAAGAACAGATTGATCTTGATCAGAAATTTTCCGAAGGCGTTTGGACTCCAATTTATAGCAGAGGAGATTATAAGCGAAATTATGCTTGTGGCGGCCACTGGAGCGGCCACGCCAAAAACCTGCACCCATCAGTAGGTATAACATGGAGCGGGAAGCAAGAGCATAGAGGCGACATTATAACGGAATTAATGGTGCTCCCTGAAAACGGTGGCATTGTTGAGTTGCCTTATGGAGTTTCAGGTGGTGACGTTAAAAGGATTGATATTGATTGCTCTCCCGGTTGGGTTATATGGTATGATAGCGCTGAAAAAGCTATGGACGCAAGATTAACGCCAAATGAAATGATCGGAGCGCGCTTGCCTATCCAATCAATAAATCATCTGGTGCTGCACGAAGACGAGTCGGTGATTAAAATCAAGGAAGTAATAAACGCTTTTGGACTATGAACTTTGAACTCACCGAGGCGGAGGTAATCCGCCTCACGGGATACAGCCGACCGCAGCTCCTACGGCTTCGGCAAGGGTTTACTCAGGAGCAGGGAGGCAAAGAGTACGTCGCGGAGCCTGTGCTCATGCAGGGAAAGGACTGGCAGCGATACGGACGGGCGGTTTTGTATGCAAGTGGGGCCGTGAGCAAGTTGCAGATGAGAAAAAACTTAAACGGAGGATGGTGAGTGATGGATAAAACTTCAGAGAGTAGCGGAATGGTTCATTTCGAAGATGACGGCTCAGTAGGGGTAGTGTGGTTTAGTGTAAAAGGAGTTGTACTTGGATTTATACCGTCAGGTTTTATCAGCGAAGAAGAAATATTGCCATAGTGAGAAGATTACAACAAAGGACGGTGAGCGATGGGTACTTGGATATGTGTTGATAAAGTCGGGCAAGGGCTTTTGTTCAACAAAATGCCTGTGCGTATAGAGTTTAGCTTAAGTTTTTCATCATCTTTGACTTACTCACTTGAGACGTGGTATGTTGATAGTGTAGATGGGAAATTTGGAAAACATGAAGCGGGCGTAGCAAGTTTTTTACCAAAAGGATCAATCATCAAACTGATTGGCAGGAATCTAACATATAAGGATGATCCGGTTGAACTAACGACTTAAATGGAGGGGAGTGATGGAACGAAAGTGTGAGAATTGCGAGTGGTGGGTATGCACGGAAATAGCCGACGAAGGTACAGACGAAGAGTATCCTCTTTGGGGGCAGTGCCGAAGATTTCCACCTCCTGTAGCTTGGAAAAAAAACGGGGATCGTTACTACTCAGAGGACTGCTGTTTAGAGATCTGTTATAATTGGTGGTGCGGAGAGTTCAAACAAAAGAAAGTAGTCGTAATTGGACATATTGATATGTGTTCGCAGTGTGGGAATCTGCCCATGAAAATGGTAAAGCGGGGAACAACGCATTGAGTGCCCCTTTTGCGCCCCTGACACAACGAGCTTCCCTCCCGTGATTATAGCTCCCGTAAATGGGGGCTTTTTTATTGCCCAAAATTACCCCGCAGAAATAAATATCCTCAACAGAAAAATCACCCTTCTTTGTGCGCCGGAATTTTCGATAGCCTACCACTACACAGTACCAATTAAAGCTATTAAAATTCAGATCAGCACTTATGAAACTTTACGGAGAGATCAGCAAAACTGAGGAACAGGCAGACGGAACGCTGAAGATATGGGGTATTGCGTCGAGCGCAACCGTAGACTCTGACGGCGAGATCGTGACAGCGGAAGCGATGAAAGCCGCGTTGCCAGATTATATGAAGTGGGGCGCAGTCAGGGAGATGCACAAGAGGGATTCAGCCGCAGGAACTACGACAGAAATCAGCGTAGACGACGAAGGGCGCACAAACTTCAGCGCGGTCATTGCTGATGACTCCGCGATCAAAAAGCTCAAGGCTAACGTTTATAAGGGCGTTTCTATCGGCGGCAACGTTACCAGCCGTGACGATTTAAACAAAAATATTATTACAGGGCTCCGCCTAATTGAACTATCGCTTGTTGATAGACCAGCCAATCCTGAAGCGACGATTACGATTGTAAAAATCGATAACGACGACGAAGATCACGACCTCAAGAAATACGCAGGAGAGCAGATTTCTGACGCATCAGCAGCCCTTGATGCACTCGGAGCTGTCTTTTATCTCTATAGCAAAGAACTGTCAGAGACCGCAGAGAATCCCGATCAGGTTGAAGCTTTGAAATCTGTGATAGATAATCTCAAGGCATTTATTGCGTCTGAGATCAAAGAGCCGGACAATAGCGCAGATTCCAGCCTTATCGCCTACGCCGCTACTACCGACGACCTCAACAAATCAGGTGCAGAGATCAGCGCGAAGAACAAAGAAAAAATGCAGCAGATACACGACCATGCCGTAAGTATGGGTGCGTCGTGCTCATCGGCAGCGAAAGCTGAAGGATCCGAAGACTTGCTGAAGCTGCAGAGCGAAAACCACGACCTGAAAATGCAGTTCCAAGGCCTTGACACCAAAAACGCAGACCTCAAGAAATCCCTTCACGATACAACGCTGGAACTCGAGCTCATCAAGGCGGAACCAGCTCCGGCAAAAATGGCGCTCAACGACAAGGGCGTCGTTGTCTCAAAAGCCGAGGATAGCGCGGGCGGTGAACTCCTTGAAAAAGCGGTTGTAAGGAATCCCGACGGAAGTATCAATAAAGCCGCAAGCCTCTTGAAGGCTTCGTACATGACCGGCGGCGTAACAATTTCTCGTTAAAACCAAACCAACGAACCAAATGAATCGTAACGTATCCGCAGAAACCTTAGAGCTACTCAAGCTCTCCTTTGCTGCCTCTGACAACGCAACGTTGCAGAAGTATTTCACGCAGAACGGCACAGCAACACAGGGCTTGCAGGCTTATAACCTTGAGGCCCCAGCAAAGACTCTTTACCCTGTCCTCTCTCCTTTACGCAACATGATCCCCCGCGTAGTCGGCGGCTATGGCGTGCAGGCGAACTGGAAGGCAATCACCAATATAAACTCTGGTAACGTCCGAGCAGGTATCGCAGAGGGTAAACGAGGCGGGGCTGTGAATTACACGTCTGGTGAGTATAACGCAGCCTTCAAGACTATCGGCCATGAGGATTACGCGACTTTTGAGGCTATCAATGCTGGCAAAGATTTCATGGATCTGAAATCCCTTGCAGCACTCCATCCCCTTCAAGCCTTGATGATCAGCGAAGAGCGCATGATTCTTGGCGGTAGCAACTCCGTGGCTCTCGGCACAACCCCAACCCCGTCACTCGCAGCGGTCACCGGCGGAGCACTTACTGATGCATCAACATACCGCGTTATTTGCGTAGCCCTTGGCCTGCAGGCTTACATTGACGCTGTTGGTGCAAATAATGGCTCTACCGGTCAGTCCCTTAACCCTGCAACCGCAATTGTACCTGGTCAGATCACAAGGACCAACATCGACGGCACGACTGATACGTTTGGTGGGGGATCCGCTCAGCAGTCTGTTGCTGCCACTCAAGCAACTTCCAGCCCGAACCTTTCCATCACAGCGACTGTTGCAGCCGTTTCCGGGGCTGTTGGGTATGCTTGGTTTGTTGGTATTGGCGCAGGCAACGAAAAGCTTAACCAGATCACAACGATCAACAGTGCGAAAATTGTCGCAAACTCGAACGCAGGCGCACAGCTTGCGTCTACTCTTGCGGCTTCTGACAACTCCACCTCTTCGCTTGACTTTGACGGCCTGATTTCGCAGGCAGTAAAATCAGGATCAAATGCTTACCTCGCAGTTCAGGCGACCGGTACGGCAGGCACAGGCACCCCGCTCACATCAAACAGTGCTGGTGGTATCCTTGAGATCGATATCGCGTTCCAGGCTTTCTACGACATGTACCGCCTGTCACCGACTCATATTTTCGTGAGCTCTCAGGAACAGCGCAACATTTCAAAAAAGGTTATCGCCAACAGTGGAGCTCCTTTACTTCGACAGATGGTTGCGGCAGATGGAAATGGCACTATAGCAAGCGGCTGGAAAGTCTCATCTTTGCTCAACACGATCACTGGACAGGATATCCCGCTTGTGCTGCATCCAAACCTCCCAGCAGGGACAATCTTGTTCTTCACGCAGGTATTGCCATACCCTATGAGCAATGTCGCCAACACTTGCCAAATTCTTACCCGTCAGGATTACTTCCAGATTGACTGGCCTCTGACAAGCAGAAAATACCAGTACGGCATCTATGCTGATGAGGTGTTGCAGCATTATGCGCCGTTCTCACTCGGTCTTATCACCAACATTGCAAACGGATAAGAAATAATCTTTCAGGCAACTGCCCTGCTTTAATCGGCAGGGCAAAAACTTTTAATAATCATGGCAGGTCTGAAAATGTATAGCCCAGAAGGATCAAAAAGCGTATCCCTCGGCGGCCAGAATTACGAAGCAAACAAAAAAGGGATTATCGAAGTTCCGGCAGAGTTCGAGGACACAATGTACTCTTTCGGATTTATCACTGTTGGTAAAAATATCCCTATCGAACCCGAAGAGCCAGCCACACCGGGGCCAACAGCGGAACCAGCGCAAGCCAACGCGCCGGAAACCGCCGAGGATCCGGAAGCGGCTAAAGTTGAAGCTCCGGCTGAACCTGAAATAAAATAACACGATGAGCGATCTTGCAACCGTTGACGATGTAAAATCCTTTCTCGGCAATCAGGCAAACGTCACTGACGATGGACTAATAGACTCCCTGATAAGCGGAGAAGGTGCTTTTATTCTGTCATGGATAGGACGATCGTTTGACGCTGCGACCTATACCGACCTTTTTAGCGGAGGCGGGGGGCAAGAGCATTTACTCGAGAATTATCCGGTAGAGACAATCACAAGTGTAGTAATCGACGGCGCATCAATACCGCAAGCAGCTACAATCCAGGATCGAGGATACATGCTGTTTGATGACCGGATTTTGCTTTTCGGTTACCAGTTTTCATGGGGACGAAGGAACTGCCAGATCATCTACACCGCAGGGCAGGACGTTCCAGCAGATGTCAAGCAAGCGTGTGTTGAGCTTGTGTCCTATCGGTACAGGAGCAGAGACCGCATAGGACTGGCAAGCAAGAGTATAGCAGGAGAGACGACCGCGTATGTGACAAAAGATATGCCTGACCATGTAAAAACGCTGCTACAGCGGCACAGGAGAGTTTTCCCAGGATGATCACCGCAAAGATTACAAAAGGCGAAGACCTTGGAGAGCAGTTCAGGGACGCCATACCGAACATCCAGAGCGGAGTTCAGAAAGAGATTATGCGGCTGGCGCTCAAGATGACCGGTAAAGTTATGGGTAAGCTGAGTGGTGATGTTTTGAGGGTAAGAACCGGCAGGCTAAGAAGATCAATCCACCCTGAATGGGATTTCAGGCAGGGGTACTCAGGCACAACAGTCGGAACAAATGTCGAGTACGCGGGTATTCATGAGTACGGGTTCAGCGGGTCAGTTCAGGTTAAATCGTTTCAACGCGAAATGACGAAAGCCTTTGGTAAGCCGATATCACCGACACAAGTAACTGTTAGGGCGCACACAAGAAATATCAACATGCCAGAGCGCAGTTTTCTTCGGTCAACATTGCGGGAAATGAACTCGGAAATTGTGGAAGGATTACAGGAGGCTATAGCAAAAGAACTTAAAGAGATAAAGCCGTGACAGATAATTTAAAAGAATACTTAAAAAATCGGTTTTCATTCAGGGGCGCGTCGATTCTCGGTGTTTTAAACACAATAACAGCGGCAATCAGTAATAGAGTCCTTGTCCGCCATGTTGACGATGCAGGGAGGACTGTTCGTTTTTCAGTAAAGCGCGGAACTGATTTCAGGATAATAAAATGACACGTGAATCAATATACAGCGCTCTCTTCGCGAAACTTTCTGGCATATCAGGGCTTGTAACCGCGAGCCGGCGATTGAAGCATTATAGCGACGTATCGC